GCCGACCGACGTGGCGCTTTGGCGGGAGACGTAGATCGTATCGGAGAAGGTGTTGCCGACCCCGCCCCATACCAGCGTGCTGTTGATGCTCGGCACCTGCCGGTTCACGAACTCGAAAATCAACGTCCCCTCGCTCGGGTTGAACCACGAGCTGTCGACCGGCAGCCGGATCGCCTCGGCCGCGCGGGTGACGGTGCTGCCGGCGGTCGGAACGTAGGAGGTCGGCCACTCCGGCGCGGTATCCGCCGCGCCCATTGCGCCCCACCAGTAGATCGAATTCGTGTTGGCGGGCTGCGTGTTGTCGGCGGCGGCGGGCCCGTACTTCACGGTGAAGGCGGTCGAGGTCGCGGTCGCCACGACCAGATGGCACCGGTAGAACCCATTGCCCGCGGGCTCGATGAACTTGTCCCCGAACGTGCAGGTCGCCGCGCCGGCCGTGTTCGTCCCGGTGGCGCCGGTGCCGAGGTTGTACCAGCACTCGACGGTGTTCGTGCCGTCGGTGACCTGTATCCACAGCCAGCCCGAGGCGTTGGCCTTCGCGAAGGCTGACACGAAGATGCCGCGTCCGGCCGTGATCGTGATGGCCTGGGAGATGTTGCCGCTGGCACCAGTGGCCGCCAGGGTGTCGGCGCCCGTGGTGCCATCGGGGCCGGTGGTGGTGTTGCCCGTCGCCGTGAGGCTGTTCTTTGTCCAAGACACTGATGTAGCATCTTCGCTCTGCAGCAGGAGGTTGGTCGCGGCCCGCTCGCAGGAAGCGCCCTCGCACACCCCCGTCACCGGATGGAAGCGCGGGCGGATGGTGTTCGCCGGCACGTTGAAGACGCGGCCCAGCTGGTTGATGCCCGTCCCGCCAGCGCCCGCGCGGACCACCGTCAGCCGGGGATCGCCGATGATGAAGTTCCCGTTCGGGCGGTCGAAGCGCAGCTTGACGGCGTTGTCGTAGGCCATGGCGTCACCCGATCAGGAAGGTGGAGGAAGACCGGCGGGCGACTTCGCCGATATAGTCCGTGCTGTCCTGCACGAAGCTCGTCGCGGCGGCGTTGATCGTGTCGGAGCCGGTGCGGGCGAAAGTGAGGTTCGCGCCGCTGATGTTCATGAAGCTGCACCACCACGCATCGGGCAGATCGGTCGCCGCCGGCAGCGTGAAGGTGTTCGTTCCGCTCGTCGTCAGCAGGAGCTTGCCGTAGTCGTGGACGGTCACCTGATACGCGGCGTTCTGCAGGTTCACCACGATGCCGCTCGCGTACTGGGCATCCTGATAGGCCGCCGAGCCCAGGTCGCTCGCCCGGGGCAGGGACAGCGAGGCGGTGCCGATGCTGTAGGCCGACGCGCCCAACGCCTGCATGAGCGCGAGCGAGGCCGATGCGTCGGCGGCGGAAGCCTGCGCCTGGGTCGCCAGGGCGGCAACAAGGTTCGCCACCGCCGCAATGGCTCGGAAGTCGCCATCGAGGTAGAGCAGGTGCCCGTTGTTGAGGTAGTTCGCCTGCACCCGGCCAGCGAGGCGGGAAATGCTGTCGCTCAAAGTCGTTCCTCCACCGTGAGGTTGAGCACCTGCTTGCCGTAAGCGGAATCGACCACCCCATCCCCCCAATTCGGCACGCGCCCGTAGATGTTGCGGCGGTGGTAGTTCGCCACATCGGCAGGATCTGGAACGACGACGATCTCGCCTTCCGTGCCGATCATCAGGTTCATGGCCAATGCGCGACCGAACGCCTCTTGGTCGCTCAGCTCGTGCATCGATAGCCGCCACACCCGCCGCGCCTTCATGCGCTCGATGATGCGCGCGCCGCTTCGCACCTCGATTGCCCGATCCCGCGACTGCCAGCCCAGGGCAGAGCCCCAATCATAGTTGATCGTGGGCTGCCACGCCGGCCCGAACCAGAAGCGCGCGAGCTCGATGTAGCCGGCGCCGTTCCCGGCATCGAGAAACTCAACCCGCCAGTATCGGTACGTGTAGTTCAAGCCCAGGTCGAGCAGGGCCTTCATCGGATAGGCCGCGGCCTCTGTGGCGCTGATTCTGCCGCTGTACCAGTCGGGGTCTTCAAACTCGCGATCCCACAGGCCATAGACGGCGGGCCAGACCTGCTGCCAGCCGCTGTCGTATTGCGTGGCGCCGGGGCTGTCGCCGCCGGTGAGGCGGTAGGTGGCATCCTGGGTGAGGTTGTGCCCCATGACCCCGATCATGCGGACAACGACGGTGGTGGTGCCGAGGTCGATATCGAACTTCGTCGACGCGGCAAGGATGTTTGTGGACCTCGCCACCTTGGAAAGCCGCGTCTGCTGGAGGTTCGTCAGCGGCAGGCTTGCCTGCCAGGAGCCGCCCGACAGCGTGCCTGCGTCCGCGCGGTTGATGTAGGAGAGCACGAGGTTCGTCATGTGTCAGCCCCACAGATCCAGGATGATGCGGCTGTCCTCGCGGGTGATGCCCAGGATCGCGAACTTGCGGCCAGCGCCATAGCCGAGCGCGGCGCTGGTGACCTGCACGATCTGGCCGAGGTCGAGTGCCGCCATGGTGCTGTCGAGGTACGTGGTCAGCCGCACATAGTCGCGCCGGCTCTTGTGCAGGGTGAGCAGCCGATCGCGCTCGCTGGCAGCATCGGTGGCGCTGATGAGCAGCGTGTCGCGATCGAGGGTGGTGGCCAGCAGGTGGAGGGTTTGCGTCGCGCTATCGGTGGCAGTGGTGGTGCGCCACTCCTGCAGAAGTTCGTTCCGCAGCGCTTCGGTCATTGAGCCGCCAACGCCGACCAGATCTGTGGCGGTGAACGCCGTCCAGTATCGCTTGAAGCGGAGGGTCACCTGCCAGACCGGGATCCCGCCGCCCGGATCGTTCGTGGCCTCCCGCTCGATCGTCTCGAAATCCGCGTCCCCGAAGGTCAGGACTGCGGTGCCGCTCGGCGCCACCAACTGCGTGGCGGTCCATTGGCCCGTCCGGTCCGGCGTGCACGACGCGCCGACGCTGGCGCCGAGGGAGTCCAGGACGAAGCGCGGGGTGGCCTCGACGCCGATCCATATCCCGGCCTCGTAATTTGCCGCGGAGTCGAGTGCGGTGATGCTGGCGGTGGCGATCTGCCCCGTCTGCCCGCACTTCGTTTCCAGGACGCGCCGCATGATCGCGCCGGGCCGATCCACGTAGCCGGATCCGCTGTTGTCCCCGCGGACGTCAGCCGTCACCCTGCCAGCCGGCGAGCCGCCTAGGCGGAACAGCCCAAGCGCCTTGCAGGTGTCGTATTGCCCGGCGGCGATGGCTGCGGCCTCGAGTGCTGCGAGGTTCGCACGGTCGGTGCCAGAGAAGGTCAGGGCGGCGCCCTTGTCGTACACAGCATCGACGGCAAAGACCGATCCGTCATGGACCTGATAGGTCAGCTTGCCCGTGTTCACCAGCACCGCCGGGACCTGATAGCAGCGCCCCCACGCCAGAGGCTTCGGCTGGCCCTTCAGATCCGTCGCGACTCCCTCCGCGCCGGAGAGGGGCGCACCGGCGTTCGTGCCCGCGTACTTGTTCGCTTGCAGCGGCAGGTCCAGCACCGCCATGCGGTCAGCCAGACGCAATGTGGCCTTCTCCGTGGTGACTTCGACCTGCCGCACCGTTCCGGTCAGCCACGTGGTCCAGCCGCTCGGATAGGTGTTCGGATCCGTGCCGACGCGGACCACGATGTCGCGGCCGTCCAGCCCCAGGTCCAGCAGGGTCGAGAGGGCATGGTCGACGTTGCCGAGCTCGAGTACGCCGGCCGTCGCCTGCCCGCCGCTGGTCACCCGGGCGGACCCGAATGCTCTCCTCTCGAAGTTCGGCGCGGAGATGATCCGGTCGTCGAACCATGTATGGGCTGGCGTGGCGCTCGGGCCCGTCACCAGCTTGCCGGAGGAGTAGTAGAGGGTGCGCGTTCCGGGGATGCCTGGGTCGTAGGCCGTGATCTCGACGGCGGTGATGAGCGCTTCGCCTGTCATGCCGCGATCGCGCGTTCAAGCGGGCGCTTCAGGGAATTCACTGCGTCGACCACGTCGTCGAAGCCACCCCGCTCTGCCGCCATGCCGGCGTTGGCGAGCTCGGACAGCCGGGCTTCCAGGTGCGTCACCGCGTCCAGGAGGGCTTGCAGCAGGCGAGCACTGTTGGCCGCCGCGTCTGCTGCGATGGTGTTTGCCGCCGCCAGGGATGCCACCGTGTGGGCGTCGGTGGCTGCTGCGATGGTCCCCAGGGCGGCGAGGCTGGTGACGTTGGCGGTGTTGGCGCCGGCAGCGATTTCCCCGAGCGCAGCTTGGCTCTGGTTCAGCGCGCGCGAGGTGGAGACGATGTTGTCGTTCACCGACGCCATGCCTGTGGTCAGTACGCCAAGCCCGGAGACGATGCTGCTGTTGATCAAGGCCAAAGCGTTGTTGGTCGCACCCTGTGCGTCGACGATCGCCTGCATCGAGGTGCCAGCCTGGATCTGCACGATGTTGCCGGTTGCCGAGATTGTCGTCAGGGTGCCCGCGGTGCCATTGACGAATAGCTGGTGGATGGCGTCGAGGCTCGCCGCCATCTGCGCGTCGTAGGACTGCACCGCGGGCAGGCTGCCGAGCCCGGTCGTCACCTGCTGCAGGATGGCTTGGTAGCCGGAGCCGCTCGCATGCACGTCCCTTCCCGCGGCAAGGTAGGCATCTGCCTGCTGCGTGATGCGGCCGAGTGCGTTGCTGTCGCCGCCCTGCGCGAGAGTCAGGTCGCGGGTGAACGCTGCCTGCGCTGCGCTCAGCCGATCCGCGGGCGATGCGCCGGCGCCGGTGCCGCTCGCGAGGTTGTCCAGGTACTGGCGAATGTTGGCGCCCGCGGCGAGCAGGGGCTGGACCAACGCATCCGCTTGCTGCTGGCGGAGTTGCTGCGCCTCTGCTGCCTGGACGATGGTGAGGCGAGCCAGGAAGTCGGTCTTTTCGGCAGCCGTCACCGCGAGGGCGTCCAACTGCTCGCCGAACGCGCGCAGTTCCTGCGAGGCTGCCTCCGCCTGGGCTGCGATATCGGCTTCGACCGTCCGGCCCGTCACCCGCATGTATCGGATGTTCAGGCTGGTCGCCGTCTGCCGCATCGTCTCTGCGCGCTGCTCCTCCAGCTTGGCGATCGCGCGCGCCCGGGCTGCCGTCAGCGCCGTCTCGGAGATGCCATACTTCTGCGCCGCAGCAGATGCGTCGTCGAACTGCTTCGTGATCGCGTCCATCTGCGCGGTGAACGCCGGCACAGGGTCGGCCGTCAGCTGCTTGATCGTGTCCTGGGCAGAGATCAGGCCCTCGACGAAGGTCTGCAGCCCGGTCACGTCGGTGAAGGTTTTTCCGCCGAGCGCGCGGTTGAGGTCGGCGTTGTCGGTGGCGCCGAAGCGCAGGCGCGAGAATGCCTCGCCCAGCGTGCCGGCATCGGCCCAGGAATAGTCCGCCCCGTGGCGGTTGCCGCCGAGGACGGACACGCCGCCCACAGTGAGGTTGCGCGCCGCCAGATAGGCGTTCGTCTGCGCCACGAGCTGATCGCCGGCCTGGAATGCGGCGGCACCCTCCTCGTTGTAGAAGGTGCGGTCGATCGGCAGCAGCGACGACGCCATCGCGTTGGTGGGCGCCGCATCCGGGCCCCATCCGGCGCTCTGCAGGCGGAACCCATAACCGCGCACGCTCTGATGCGGGCCGATAAGGCCACCACCGGCACCGCCAAGGAGTCCGCCAATGAGAGGCGCCAGGAACGGGCCAATGCCAGGGATCGCCAGAGCCAGGGCTGCGCCAGCGGCAGATCCAAGACCCGAGCCGATCATGCCGTTCGTTTGGTTGCCGCCTATCAGTCCGTTCAGCAGGTTGCCGGCGCCGAAGCCAAGCCCGAATCCGCCTAGCACCTGTCCGAGCGATGTGGCGCCAGCAGTTCCGAACAGGCCGGGCTCGCCGGCCACTGCGGACGGGATGCCGGTCGGGTCGACGATGGCGTACGTGGTCGGGGTGCCGAACAGATAGTTGCTCGCCGACGTCCACATGCCGGACAGCCCGCCGGACGGCAGCAGGTTCGACAGCCCGGTCAACTGCCCGAGTTGGCTCAGGATCCCGCCGCCGCCACCGGCAGCCCCGGCTGCGCCACCGCCAACGGCAGTCCAGATCGAAGCGCGCTCGCCACCGAACAGGCCGTTCAGGATCGGGTTCACGATGGCCAGCTTCATGGCCTGCTGCATCACAGCGGACATGACGCCGCGGGACACCGTTCCCCACTTCACCGCAGCACCGCTGCCCTGGGTGTAGGCCTGCGTGATCGCGTCCCCGACCGTCTCGAACACCCGCGTGGCCGAGTTGCCGAGTTCGTCGTACAGGTTCTGGTGGCGGCGCAGTTCCGACGCCAGATCCGCGAGCCGGGTCTTGTTGGCGAGGTATGCGGACTCCTCTGCCGTCAGGTTGTTGAGATCGCCGCCGTTCTCCTTGATCGCCTGTCGCGCCTTGAAGATCGCCAGTTCGCGCTCCCGCTCGTCTGCGGACCGCCCAACAAGCTCGATCTCCTTCTGCAGGACCGCAATCTGCTTGTCGTCGGCTGCCTTCTCGCGCGTGAACTCATAGGCCACGCCCAGCCGCTCGACCTGGGGGATCAGTTGCCGGATGCGCGCGATCTCAGCGTCGAGGGCTGCCTTGACCTTCGGGTCCGTCGCTGCGTCCCGGTGGGCTTCCAGGCTCAGCGTGGCGACGCGAACCTTCTCGTTCACCTTGGCCCAGTATGCGTCCTGGGGGCTCTTCTGCTCCGCAGCGATCAGGGCTGCGATTGCGTCCGCCTGCTCGCGCAGTTCGACGATCTTCTCCGCGCCCTTCTCCGCCTCCTGCGCGGCAGCCCGGTTGATGATGGCGTCGCGCAGCGCAGCCTCCGCCACGCCCGCCTGCGTCGCAGCCTGCTCGTGCGCCTCGGTGGCTGCCTTCGCGACGATCATCGCAGCGCGGCCACGGTCGGCAGCCTGGGCTACCGCCACCAGCCCCACGGCCTCGCGCTGTGTGGCTGCGAGGTGCTGCGCGGCTGCGTCACCTGCCGCTGCAGTGGCGGCTGCGACGCGCGTCTCGATGAATGCCGTCCTGGCCGCGCCCTCGTAGCCGCGGCGGCCCGCTTCTGCCGTTGCCTCGATCCGGGCCTGCACGGCAGCACGGACCGGTAGCCCGGCGCGCAGCACCTCGATCTGGCGGCGGTCTGCCTCGGTGGCGTCGTTGACCGCGTTCATCTGCGCGCGCCGGCGCATCAGGTCCGGTGGCGCAAGTCCCTCGTTCTGGTCCGTGACAGACTGCGGCCGCGCCTGAGTGGAGACGGCACCACCACCAACGACGGTCGGGCTGTTCGCGATGATCGCAGCCTGTCGCGCCTGGATGTCCGTGATCTGCGTGTTGAGACGACCGATTTCGGCTTCCATGCTCTGCAGCATGGGACCGGTCAATGCGGGCCCCTGGCCCTGGCGAGCGGCCGTATAGCGCTGCATCAGCCGGTCGCGTTCCATCGTCAGGGACGCGATCTGGTTGCCTTCCGCATCGCCGGGCTGCGAGGGCGGCGCAGGGCGGGAGCCGGTATCGCCCCGCACGATCATCGACATGCCCTGAACGGCCTCGCCGAGCAGTCGGACGGCAGCAATGACGGTGTCGCTCTTCGCGATCTCGTCCATGAAGCCGGCCCAGGCTTTGGCCACGTCTCGCAGCGCGCGGCCCATCGGCCCTAGGGCATCCTCCGCCAGACCCTTGAAACGCTTCTGCAGCCCTTCGTACAGCAGATCGGCTGCCTTCGTGGTGTCTCCGTGCTCCAGCATCACCTTGATGGCGTTGCGCTGGTCCACCGTCAGCAGGTTGATCGCGTCGTCGAGCTTCTTGACCCCGTCGTATCCGCCGGCAAGAGCGTCCGCCAGCCGCTTCGCAGACTCCGGCACATCGATACCCAAGCCGGCAGCCAGATCCGGCGCCAGCTGCATCGCGCGCTGGATGTCCTGCTGCGTGAGCATCGGGTTGCGGGCAAGCGACTGGCCGGTCTGCAGCGCCGTATCCTTCGCCACGCCGGCACGCTCCAGCTGCCGGACATAGTCGGCCAGTGCTGCTGCGGAGGTGACACCGGTGGCACCGACTGCGCGGAGGGCAACGTCAAGCTGGCGCTGCTCGTTGGCGAGTTCTGCGGAGCGGGCGATCAGGGTGCCCATGGTCGCAGCTGCAGCGACGGCAGCCACCATCCATGGGCCACCGAGATAGGTGACCACGCCGCGCAGAGCCGCGCCGACGCCGCCCATCACCTGCACGACCTGACCGCCCTGCTGCACCAGGATCATGAACGGCTTCTGGCCAGTCAGCAGCCCGGACACGACGTCCGGCATCTGCTGGGTCAGCGCCCGCATCTGGTAGTTCACGTCCTTGGTGCTCTTCGCGAGGGCGTCCGCACCGACGGCAGCGCCGGCAGCAGCCCCTCGCGCGCGCACAAGGTTCGCCTCTGCTTTGGTCTGCTCGGCGGCCATCGTTGCCAGCGATCCCGCGTACTGCTCCGCAGTCACCTTCCTCAGCCGGAGTCCCTCGTCGAGAGTCTTCTGCCTCGTGGCGTTCCGGTCGAGCACCGCGGCAAGGGCGGCTTCCGCCTTCGTCACCTGATCCAGCTTCCTGGCGAGCCCTTCCGCGGTCGGCGTGGTCCGTCGCACCTGTGCGTCGAACTTCTCCAGGCTCGCAGTCGCAGCCGCCACGCCAGCCGAAAGCTCGTCCTGCACCACGAGCTCGACGACGGGCCGCAGTTCCGCCATCGAGCCCTCCCTTGCATTCGTGGTGTCGTTGCGGATTACTGCCGATCCCCGAACCCGGAGAACGACATGCGCTCGTCTTTCGCACTGGCCGCGCTGCTTGCCCTTGCCGCCTGCGGTGCGCCGCCCCGGCCGGCTCAGCCCGGCGTCAGCATCAACCGCTCCTGCGGGCTGATCGGCTGCCTGTCGTCGCCATATCTGGCGGCGAGGCTCAGCCCAGGCATCATCGGCGGCCCGGTGTCCTTGCCCGTGTCCATGGCGGGGGCGCCCACTGCCAGCTACCGGGGCGCTGACGGATCCGAGACGCTGACGTGGCGTCGCGAGCAGCGGGACTCAGGGATGCAGCTGGCGTGCGAGGAGACGGTCACTGCGCGCGGTGGTATCGTCGCCACGTACAGTGCCAACGGCCACTGCTAGGCGAACCCGCTGCGGGCGGTAACCAGCACGGCCGGGTATCTCATCTTCTGCCCGGCGGCCGTGTCCTTCCTGCGTGCGAGAACGGTGCCGCCGGCACGGAAGACGCTGGACCGGTTGTTCTGTGCGGCAGCGCGGGTCCGCCCGCCGGTCTGCAGCACGTAGGGCAGCTTCCAGCCCGCCACGGTCCCGCTCAGGTCGGCGAAGATGATCCCCGCGTCCAGGTTCGGGAACCGCTTGCGCACCGCCTGCCGTGTCGCTTCGCAGATGCCGCGGCCGATGGTCTGCATGGCGCCGGTGTGGATCTTGCGATGGTAGGGCGCGGCGTTGACGATCATCACCTGGGCATCGCTTGGGACGTCGTTGAGGTCGCCGCTCCATGCCACGCCGTTGACCGCCACGAACCAAGACCGCTTGTAGGTTCCGGAGACGGCCGGCGACCGCTCCCTGGCAAATGCGAGGCCGAAGATTGCCGCCTGCCCCAGGGTGTTGAAGCGATAGATGATGGCGCCGCCGGGCTTGATGCTTTCCTCGGGCGCATTGTCCCGGCCGTCGACGAGCGTGCGGTAGATCGGGGATGCCTGGCCGCCGCTGATCAAGCCATCCCGTTCGGCGCGGGCTGCCCTGGCGATGATCTTTGCTCGCTCGGACTGCGGCAGGAGTGCGGACGGCGTGATCTTCGCCATCCGCTTTGCAGTCATCATCGTCTGCCCCTCCTGTTCGCAGCAGACTCGCGCTTCGCTCGATCGGCTGCCTTCTTCGTCTCCGTCCGCCAGTGCTCCAGGAAGACCCGGTCCATGGCCGTGGACGTTTCGACCAGCAATTCGAAGTCGATGTGCGGGTGGACCTCGCACCACAGGACAAGATCGCGCCACGGAATTTGCCCGGGCTCCGCCGGCCCCATGCCGCCGCCGGACTTCGGCCTGTCCGGGTGGAGCGTCCACCACGTCCGCCAGTATTCCGTCAGCCAGGGATGCGCCTGCGTAGCCGGCGGCGCGTCGGGGACAGACGCAGCCGCATCACCCTGTTCCGCCTTGACCCGCGCCAGCCAGCTTTTCGTCTCGTCCTTGCCGGCCAGCGCGTCCCGCAGCGCGGCTGTCAGTTTCCCACCGCTTCCTTCTTCGCCTTCTCGCGGTGCAGCCCCACCTTGGAAGCGGCGACGATCACCGCGTTCACCAGGGACGTGGCGCCCGGCTCCCTCATGATCTCGCTCAGCACTTCCAGAGTGACCGGGCGGCCGTCGAACGTGTCGGTCGGGTCGTCGGATCCCGCATCCACCAGGACGCGCGCCAGCAGCGCTTCGACCTGCGCCTGACCATCACGATCGGTCGGCACCTCCTCGCCGCCGAATTCCTGGAAGAGGTCGCGCCGGCGCTTGGCGAGGTCGTCGTTGTAGGCACCGCCCATCACGCGCACATGCACCCAGACCTTGCCCCACTCGCCGCCGAGCATGATCTTTTCGCCGTCGCGCATCTTGATGCGGTCACGGATCTTCGTTCGGAGTTCCATCGGGATGTTCCTGTTCGGGGGTTCGGGCTCGGGGGAGTGGGGGCGGCGGTCGCCCGATCAACCGCCACCCCCGGCGCCGCGCGGCGCCTGACTGGACCCCGGGGGAAGGTGGGGCCCAGGCAGCCGGGTTATTCGTAGTACTCGAGGCGATCGAACTGCAGCTGGCAGTTCGTCAGCGTGTCGACCGAGCCCTGCCATTCGAGGTTCTGCATCACGTCGCTGTCGATGCCGTCGGCGTTGGCCGAGTGGTTGGTGAACGTGGCCTGCGGCACGTACATGATCACCGACTGCGAGTTGATCTGGGCGCGGACGGCGATGCTGCCAGGGGTGCCCGCCATGGCCTGCGCCAGCAGAGCATCGGAGCCGAAGTACGCAGCCACAGTCCCGGTGGGCAGGTGCGAGCCCACGCCGACGTCTACCGCGCCAACGTTGCCCGTCGCCGTCTTGGCACGGAGGTTGTTCTGCGAGCGAACGGTGAGGTTCTTCACCCAGTTCGGCGTGCCGGCAGAACTGCCGTTGATGCGGATATCGCCGACCGACGCATTGGACGTCATCACCGTGTTCGTCGGCGCAGACGCATAGGTGGCGCCGGAAAGCGCGGTGGTGGACTCGCTGCCGGACATGCCCTGGAACGAGAACGAGCCCTTGATGGCGTCGCCGTCGGCGAAGCTGGCGTCCAGCGTGTCCACGCACATGCCGCGCTGCACGATGTAGGTTGGCACCGCCTGGGCCAGGAAGCCGCGCTCGAAGGTCAGTCCCTGCAGCGTGGTGCCGTTGCGGATGTAGTCGCCGAAGAAGATCCGGATCGTCTTGCCGGTGCCGGCGTCCGAGGTCCAGCCGACCGGGCGGTTGTCCAGGGTGATGGCGTTGGCGGACACGGCGGTGACGCGGGCCCAGCCGGTGTTGGCCGCGGTTGCAAACTTGGTGCCGGCGGCGGTGCCGCCGATCTTCAGCCACTGCCCTACCGCGATGCCCATGGTGACGAAATTCATGGTGGTGCTGGTCAGGCCAGTGGCGGTGGCGACGATATCGGCGGATGCGCCTTCCACGCCGACCACCTTGACGCGGGCAGTGGCCGGTGGCGCAGCCTCCGCGCTCATGCTGGCGGCCGAGCAGATGTAGGACAGGGTGCCACCGGTGGTCACCTTGAACACGCCATTGTTTGCGGCGACGGAGAACCCGCTCTGCAGCACCAGATGCCCGATGGTGAACGCTGCGCCGGTGGTGATGGTCACCGTGCCGCCGCCGGTGGCCGCCACGTCCGTGATGACCGAGTCCGCAGTGCCGTCGTTGTCGCGTTCTGGAGTGCTCACCCATGCGGAGAGCATTGCGCTCTCGATCATGGCGGAAGCAGCGCCCAGCGCCGCGGGGTAGCTCATCTCGAAGTTGATCGAGCCGTCGTTGTTATCGTTGATCTTCGACGGCGCGGTGCGCATGCGGTCCGCCCGGCGCTCGACCGAGGTGTAGAACTGGGGCGTCCAGTTCAGGCCCTCGCCGATATCACGCAGGGTGCGCATGCGGGGGGTGGCGGGGGTGGTGCCGAGCGTCGCCTCCTTGATGGCTGCGACGCGGACGCGGTTCGAGTCCGTCATGTGGGAGGCTCCAGGTGGGGGAGGGGGTCAGGGCTTGCCCAAGGCCATCAGGGCGTCCGCCGCACGCGGCGGGGATGCGCTCAGCCGCGCAGCCAGTTCACGCGGAGCGGGATCTGCCACCAGAGCCCGTCCTCATCGCCTTCGCCGCCGTCGCCGAAGGACATGCTCTGCAAGCGGATGGAGCCGGGCAGAACCATGCCCTGCAGCAGCGCGGCCACTGCGTCCGCGTTTTGCCGCGCAACGAGGCTGGATGCGTTTGCCTGGACGAGGCTGTAGATCAGCACCGAGCCCGTCTCGATCCATCGCTCAGCAGTCGGAGAGCCCGAGCCGATGCTGGCCTGCTGGTAGCTGTCGCCGGTGAATTCAACCACCAGGAAGGCTGCCGGCGCGGCCGGGTAATCGGTCGCTGCCGGGATCTCGAACGTCTCGTTCTCCCACTTGATCGGCGTGGCAGACCAGTTCGCTTCGAGGTAGCTGCGGACCGCGGAGTAGACCGTCGCGCTGGCCATCAGCCGCGCGCCTGGATGATGTATTTCGCCGGCTCGTCGCGGACGTTCATCGTCTCGACGCCCTGCACGGCGACGGAGCGGCTTCCGATCAGCGCCTTGTCCCCCTTCTTGGGCGGGACAGGCCAGCCGAGGGCTGCCAGGGTGGTGGCAGCGATCACGATGCGCGTGTCGCCCTGCACGATGCCACCGAGCAGTTCCGCCGCCTTGAAGCCGCGGACCATGGCTTTGCAGGTCGCCGCTACTGGCGCGACGCCAGTGGCGATGCGTTGCAGAGTCACCGCTTGGCCCTCTGCATCGATCTCGGCCGCAATCTCAGCGGGGGTGATCATCCCGCACGCTTCCACTGGTGCGGCCCGAGGAGGGCGGCGATGCCGGGCGGCATGCCATACTCGTCGGCAGCGTGGTCTACCCAGGATGCGGAGCCGACGTCCTCGATGGTGCGCGAGCGCAGTCGTGGATCCCGTCCCTGGCCGGCGCGCCACCCGGCCACGATCTTGGCCGCCGCGCGCTGGATGAGCGCCGGCATATTGCTGTTGGCCAGCCCGGGCGGGATGTATCCGGCGACGTATTCCACCACCACCACGCGGCAGCCCCACTCGATGCGACAGTCCAGGTCCAGGCGATGCAGTGTGTGCGCCTTCGGGTCGAGCTCGATCTCGGTGGACAGGTTCAGGGAGGTGCCGTCGACCGTGACGCTGGTGATGCTGCTGACCGGCGCCCGTTCCAGAAAGAGGGCGGAGACCTTGCGGCCGTCGCCGCGGAAGGTCTGGCGCACCGTCTCCTGCACCCACTCGCGCTTGGTGAATGCGACGATGGCGTCGGACGCGGCTGCGATGAGGTCGATGCTGCCGGCGAACGCGTCCACCGTCACGCCGCACTCCGCGGCAGCTTTCGCCACCGTCGTGAGATCGCGGATCGTGGCCGGGGACACGACCGTCAGCACCGACTCGAACGGCATCGGTCAGGCCGGGGTCTTGGCCGCTTCCGCGGCGGCAGCCCGCGCCGCTTCCACGCCCTCGATGAAGGCCAGCGCGTCCGCCTTGGTCGCGGGCGCGGGATCGGCGCCGAGCGCGGCTGCCAGGGCCTTCATCTCGTCTGCCCGCAGGTTCTGCCAGCCCTCCGGGATCACCACGTCCGCGGGATCCTTCGGCGGCTCGGCCGGGCGCTCCAGCACCTGGGCCACATAGTCACGCAGCGCGGCAAGGTTGTGCAGCGGCTTCTCGTTCACCGCCTCGCTGATGACGTCGCCGCGCTCGTTTCGCAGCACAGGCTGCTTGAACAGGTCATATCCCTGACCATCCAAGCGCGAGATCGCCTCGTAGCCGTGGGGCACCAGGGGCGCGGCTTCGACGGGCGGCGGCTCTGGCGGGGTCAAGCCTGCCTCCACGACCTCCGCGTCGGTGACGCTTTGCACGGTGCCGTTCGACAGACATGCCTGGACCACGTGGTACGGCATCTCGATGATCTGGCCTGCCTGCTGGCCGATGAGCTGGCGGACGAACATGGCGGTGTTTCCTGTCGGGTTCGGGCTTTGGGGAGACGCAGAGCAGCCGCCGGCCGAAGCCGGCGGCGCTCAGCAGGTTCAGTCGATGATCACGGACGGGAGGGTGGCGCTCGGCATCCGCATTTCGAGGTAGGCCACCGCACCGGTCAGGTTCGCCACGTTGCTGGCGCCGGTCGAGAACGCGATGCAGTCGAAGCCGCCGTCGACGTCCAGCTGCGACGGGTCGACGTCGAACACGACAACCTTGTTCTTCACGCCAGCATCGGTCGTGTAGGAGGTGCCGTCCGTGCGGCGGACCAGGGTGTCCGACGCGGCGGTGTCCAGGTTCGACCAGACCGGCGATGCGGGGCCAGCCTTGGAGCCGGTGCCGGCCACCGCGCTCGCCTGCAGCAGGGACAGTGCGATGGTGGCGGCGTTGCCCTGGGTGATCTGCACCACGATGGTGGCGCGGATGGCGTGCTTGAGGGACAGCCAGTCCGACGTGCGGCCCGCGGCATCGGTGGCGAGCGGCATCAGCTCGACGACCTTGAATCGCTGAGCCAGGGTGTTGGGCATGGGAGGTGTTCTCCGATGGGAGCAATGCGGCCGATCCCAAAGGATCGGCCGTGCTCAGGCTTTCAGGGGGGAGCGCAGGCTCAGCGGCTCAGCGGGATTCCAGCACCACGAAGGGCGAGAGCGTGTTGCTGCCCTTGTACGGGGTGATGGCGCTGTTCCAGATCGGCTGGCCGTTGGCGCGGTAGATGAAGCGGAACGCCATCTCGTCGTACAGGAACCGCACGTGGATGGAGGTCTGCGCATCCACGCCGTTCTTGTCGATCGCGAGGTAGGACGACAGGTCGCCTAGGATGATGTCGCCGGCGGTCCCCACGGTGGCGCAGTACTCGACCGGGATCACCGGGCGCCCCATCAGCAGCCCATACTGGTTCCCGGCGGTCCCCGGCGGGATGTAGAGGATCTGCGGGCTCTGGAAGCCGCCGACGTTCTCGGTGCCGGCCACGTTCTTGACCGCCACCGCCAGCTGGAACAGCTGCGGCTCGGCATCCTGGTTGATGTACCACGCGGCATTGCCACGCAGCCGGGCCGGCAGGCGCGACCACATCTTGACGATGTTCAGCGCGTTGATGGTGCCGGCCGCCTGCGAGGTTTCCTTCGTCTGCGTGATGAGGCAGCCGGAGTTCAGGATGCCCTGCGGCATGCCGGCGCCGGAGCCGTTGAACACGCCGTCCTCGAACTTGAACTGCATCTCGTCGCGGAACGCCTGCGAGATCACCGAGTTCAGGACGGTCGAGTCCGCCAGCATCTCGCTGGTCGCGTAGCAGAGCGCGGTCAGCTTCTCGAGGTCCATCTTGATCTGGCGGAACTTCGGCTGGCTGGCGGTGATCAGGGCGGCCTCGCCGGTCCAGTAGGCACGGACGCCGCCCCACCTGCTGCCGTTGGCGCGGCTGGTCTCGTCCACGCCGTTCATCGTCACGCCGTTCGAGTTTGGGCCAACGGAGATGCGGCGGACGCGCTGGGCGATCTCGCCCTGGTTCCACATCGGGGTCAGCAGTTCCTGCACGAGGTCCTGCTGCACCAGGAAGCCGCCGTCGGCGTCGACGCCCTCGCCCAGGCCGGTCGGGCCGGCAGCGATGCCGGTGCCGTTGGTCCAGACCAGACGCGGATCCTTGAAGCCGCTCTCGGGACGGGACTGCTTGGCGACGGACAGCAGCATCTGGCCGAGGTTCGAGAAGCGCTCGCCGGACTGCGTATCCTGGCCGCCGGTGCCACCGGCGCCACGCATCCGCTCCTGGAACGCCTCGGCGCGGCCGATCGACGCGTCGATGTCGTTGAGTTCGGCGACGCGGGCGTCTTCCGCATCGGCCTCGTCCTTCGTCATCACGCGGCCGTCGCGATCGAGGGCATCGAACAGCTGCGCGGACGTACGAAGGATGCCCGCGCGCTTGTCGCGCAGTGCACGAAGATTGGACATGGGGATGTTCCTCTGTGGGGAACCGGGGGGAGGAAAGCCCGCGGAAGCCAGCCCCCTGCCCGGCCAGGGGGGCGGTGCTCTGCTGCCGCTACTCGCGGTGGCGGCGCATCAGGAACGCGTGGCGACGGCGCCGGTGGGCGTCGCGCGCACGAGCATCGTCATCTGCATCGCCCTCGGGCGCCGCGGGCGGCTCCGGTGCGGGCGGCGGGGCGACGGGCGGGGCGCCGTCGGCAGGCGCGTCCTGGTCGCCCTCCGGCGCGTCGTCCCCCGCATGCGACGTGTCCCCGTCGACCGGGGGCAGAGGGCCTCGCGCGCCGACCTCTTCGTCACTGAAGCCCGTCACCATGCCGCGGGGACCGTTGGCCTTGCCGCTGCCGCGGAGCATCCGGTTCAGGGTGGCGTCGAGGGTGTCCACGCGATCGGCCATTTTCTGGTCCACTGCGCCAGCATCCTTCACGGTGCGGGCCTGCCCGAAGCCATCCAGGACGTCGCGGACCCCGACACCGCGGTGCTTGGCGACCGCGCGCACGAAGTCCCTGTAATATGCGTCGACGTCGGCCTGGATGGCTGCCTGGGCTTCCTCGCCGAGCGGCTGAAGGCTGTTGCCCTCGACCTTGAACTTACCGGCGTGGATGAAGGTGTATTTCACGCCTGCCTTCTCCGCCGCCACCGACCAGTCCTCGTGGAGCGCCACGACGCCGATGCTGCCGACCTGACCGCCCGGGGTCACCACGATCTCGTCCGCGGCACTTCCGATCCAGTATGCCGCCGACGCCATGAGGCTGTTCGCCTGGGCCACCATGCGCTTCTTGCCGCGGGCGGCGAAGATCTCCGCGGCCAGGGCCTGCACGCCGAAGACATTTCCGCCAGGGCTGTCGATGTTGAACACGATCGAGCCGATGTTCGGGTCCGCCATCGCCTGCCGGAGCGCCAGGGAGACGCGCTCGCAGCTGGTGCCGCCCGGGCCGGAGACGTTGTCGACCTGCCGCGCGTGCTGCGCGATCACGCCGTGGATGTTGATCACGCCCACCATGCCGCCGCCGGCAGTCGCGCCGGTGGGCCCCGCGACGAGCAGCGTGGCCGCGGCATCGCGCGAGCGCCGCTGGCCCTCCGCTTCGTCGTCATGGACGTCTTGCGCACCGATCTCGCTGCCGTCGAAGCGCAGCAGGATTCCGTTCGGCATCTCGCGCGGACCCTTGATCGCCGCGATCTGCTCCGGCGGCAGGCGCTCGCCGGCGATCCGACGCTCGATCACCGCCATGATATCGGACGCCCGCTCGGGCAGGATCGCCCAAGGCATGTTCGTGATCGCCTGACGGATGTGGGGCAGCTGCAGGGACATGGCGCGTCCTATGGACCAGTGCCGCCGGCCTGCTGCCCGTTGTTCGGGTTCGCATCCGACTGGACGGTGTTGGAGGGAGTCAGGTGCTCGTCGAGCCCCTTCACCGGGTTGAAGCCGATCATCCCGCGGCCCTCGTTCCGCGAGAGGACACCGCATAGAACCAGCCGGTTGATGAAGTTCGACACCGCCGTGCTGTCGCCGCGGATGAGGTCCTCGATGTCGAACCGAATGGCGAAGCGCCCCTTGGCGACAATGAGGTCGCGGCGCATGGCCTTTTCCCAGGCCACCAGCCAGGGGCGGAGGTTGTTCCGCACAAAGCCAAGCATGATGGCCTCGACGCCCGTCCCCCAGGTGCTCTCGCCTGTGAGGTGGTGGAGCATCACCAGGGGGACGTCGAACCAGCGCGCCACCTCCTCGATCTGGAACTGGCGCGTGGCGATGAACTGCAGCTGGTCAGCGGAAAGGGTGACGGGGTTGAACTTGCCGCCGCCTTCCAGGATGAGCGTCTTGCCTGCGTTCTGCGAGCCGGTGAAATTCTCCCGCACGCCCTGCTTGAAGCGTTCGAACGCTTCGTCGGACATCGTACCCGGCATCTCGATCACGCCAGACGGCCGCGCCCCATTCTGGAACATCCGGGCGCCGTGCTCTTCCGCTGCCCGGGCCACGCCAATGGTCTGAATGGCATAGTCGATCGGGCTGGCCGCCCAGAGCCCCGCACCCGGCGCGATGGGGGCGCGGACGTGGAGAACCTCGTCCTGCAGCAGGACTCGGGCGCCGACGCCGTCCTCGTTCCGGACGTGGTAGCGCAGCCGAGAGTCGGGCGCGCGATCGAGGCGGAAGACCCGATCGGAGTGGATAGGCTCCAACGAGTCCACCGCGCCGCGGACGCCGGGCCGGATCTCCGCGACGCCGTTCCCGCGCAGGCAAGCGTGGCTCATCAGGTAGGCGCGGAAGTCGAAACTGGTCTGCCAGCTGTTCGGTTGGTCGTCGAGCAGTTCCCACAGGGGGTGCCAGCGAACGGGTGTGAGGTTGCCGGCGGCGTCGACCTCGCACACCTCGATCGGAAGGCTGGCCATGATCTTCGACAGCACCGAGACGCACGCGTAGACCGTCGACACGCGCATGGCGATGTCCGGGCTGACCTTGTTCCCCGCCCAGGACGTGGTGCTGGCGCCGGCTTCCCAATAGCGGTCGTCGTTCGGATTCGGCTGCGCTGGCGCATCGGTGGCGCCGATGCCGAGCAGGGATGCCAGGAAGCCGCGCGCCATCAGGGGGCGCTCCGCAGCGTGCCCACCACCCAGATCGCCACCAGCAGCGCGCCGGGCAGCATGAAGCCGGCAGGCGGCCACCACAGCCACGCGCCGTAGCCGATCATGCCGGTGCCAACGATGGCCACCGCATCACGGAAATGCTGTGCCATGCTGGTGCCCTCACGCAGCACGAACACCGCGTCCCTCGTAGGGGTTGGCCGCGGTCTTCGTGAGATACATGCCGATCGTCATGATCAGCGACGTCATTCCGTCGATCCGGCCGATGCTCTTGGCCTTGGTCGGCATCAGGTTCTCGTTCTTGTCGCGCTGGACCTTCAGGTTCGATGCCATCCAGGTCAGAACGGGATTGCCGCCGTGGTCGAGCTTCTCGGCCAGAAGCCACGCCTCGAGTTCCTTGGTCGGCGCGGTGTAGGACTTGATGCCCTGCACGAACTCGTGGACCGGCCGCCCCTTTCCGAACAGGCTTGTCGCCATCTGCGTCGCGTTCCAGGGATCGTACGCGATGGCGATCGGGCGGAAGTGCCGGCAGTCCTCCAGGATCGCGTTCTCGATCTCCTGGTGGTCGATCACATTGCCCGGGGTCACCTCGATGAAGCCGCTATCGATCCATCGCCGGTACTGGACCTGATCGCGATCAGACTTCGCTTCAACGGTGTCTGCGGGCATCCAGAAGCGGGGTGCGATCCGCCAGCGGTCGCCGGCTTCGGCTGGCGGGAACAGCTTCACCCACGCGGAGAGGTCGACCTTCGAGGACAGGTCGAAGGCGCCGTAGAAGGCGCGGCCGCGCATGTCGTCGGGGTCGAACTGGCCCAGGTTGTTCCTGGCCCATGCCTCCATGGGGATGAACTTCGTGGTGTCGGAGGTCCGGACGTTGAGACGGAGCCGCTTGAACGCCACCAACGCAGAGGGGCTGTTCTTGGCTTTCGCTGCCTGCCGCCGCAGGTCGTCGAGCTTCACCGAGACGCCGAATCCGGGGTTGGCCTTGCGCCACGCGGCAGGGTCGTCCCATGCATCCTCGGCGTCGATGGTGCTGATGAACACGAACAGGTTGTCGTCCTCGACGACCTGCTCCAGCACCTTGACCGCGTAATCGTTTTCCTGCGCGTACACCGACTCCGGGGAGTCATCGCCTGCCGTCGTGATCTGCCAGAGGATCGGCTGGCGCCGGGATCCCATGGCGGTGTCGAGGACGTCCAGCACCGCGCGCGTCTTGTGCTTGTGCACCTCGTCGATGAGCGCGCAGTGCGGGTTCAAGCCGTCGAGGGTTTTCTCGTCGGCGGAGAGGGGCTCGAACTTGCTGCCGGTGCGGTCGATCGACAGGTTCGACTTGAAGCGCCGGACCTCCTCGTTCAGCTGCGGCGAGGCGGCGACCATGCGCTTCGCCTCGTCGAAGATGATCCTCGCTTGGTCCTTCTTCGTCGCTGCGGTGTAGACCTCGGCGCCGGGCTCGTTATCGGCCACCAGCGCCATCAGGCCTACGCCGGCCAGGAGAGTCGACTTCCCGTTCTTGCGCGGGACCTCCTGCCAGATGACGCGGAATCGACGGGTGCCATCGGCGCGCTTCCAGCCCCACACTGAGCCGATGATGAACTGCTGCCAGGGCGAGAGCGCGAATTCCTGGCCGCCGAACTCGCCCTTGCTGTGCCGGAGATAGCGAAAGAACGTGCACGCATAGACCGCGGATTCAGGCTTCCAGCGGAGTCCACGCGCGGCACCTTGCTCGAGGTCCCGCAGATGCCTCTCGCATGCGAGCCGCACCAGCCTGCACGCCACCTCCTCGCCAGCCACCACCGCCCTTGCCCAGGCGGTTACGGGGTCGAGGGCTTCAGTGGGTGGTGGGGCGGTCCGGGTTCGACGCGAGGAACTGGCTAATCGGCGCTGGGCCGGCATTCGGTCGGTGCTGCGCCGGTGCCATCGGCACGGCGGCTTCCTCGCCAGTGATCCGCGGGCGCGCGACCGGCGAGAAGCCGAGTTCGCTGGCCGCCTTCAGCATGATCATGGCTTGCTTGTTGATGATGGCCAGATACGGGCTCTGCAGATGAACCTCGGAGCCCTTCGGCTTGTAGATCGG